CGCCCTGGACACTAGATACAGCGCCAGCCGCGCCAACGTTGATGATCGAGTGCGCGATCACCACGTCGGGATTCCCAGCCTGCGCCGGGTAGGGGTTGAGTTCGAGCCATCCCATGGTGTTTCTCCAGAAAGGAGCAACCGGGCAGCCCGAAAGCCGCCCGTGTCGCCATCAGGTGAGTGGCACTCGGCCGTTGTTCTTCGGCGCGTTGCACCCGAGAATCGGGTAGCTCAGCAGGCGAAGCTCGTAGTCCGTGCTGGATGCCTTGCGAAGCATCTCCAGCCCGTCCTCGTTTTGGGCGTGGATGAGCTCACCCATGGAGCTGATCCACCAGTTCTCCTCGCGGAGCGCGAAGAACGTACCCTTGGGGCAGTGGCGGTCTGCGTAGATGGGGACCATGCCGCCGCCCATCGAGACGCTGATCGCCATGTAGCCGAACTGCGTCTTCTCGTCCTCAAGGGGACGGACGCCGCGCGCCTGCATCACGGTCTCGAGAACCTGCCAGTCCTCGGGGTGCATGAAGCCAGCCGTCGGGCGCTTCGCCTTGAAGCGGCCAGTCATGTAGGCGCCGAGGATGCGGATGCGCTCCTCGAAGCTCTTGTTCGACACCACCGAGGTGGGCACGCGGCAGCCGGCGTACCGCTGGGGCTGCGTGGCGCGCGTCGCGGAGCTGATGCCCCACAGCGCCATCGGGGTGTCCGAGGCAGTCACGAAGCACTGAACGCCCTTGATGACGACCGTGCCGGTGTTGCCGAAGAAGTCCGACTCACGGAACAGCGAGTCGCCGTCGGTGAAGCTGGTGATGGCCGCCGCGCTTGCCACGGTAACGGTGCCAGCCGAGGCGTTAACCGCGGTGACAGCCGTCGCCGAGCCTGCTCGGAGGGTGTGCGCTGCGTCGGAGCCGTCGTTGGCCGACGCCTTCAGCAGCATGTCGATCTCGAAGTTCCCGGCGTCGCTCGGGGTGGCCAGCGTGATCGTGTTGGTCGCCAACGAAGCGCGAACGCCGATGGCGCCGCCGCCGTTGCCCCACAGGTAGATGCTGAGGTTCTCGGCAGCCTGCTCGTAGAGGCCGTCCGTCTCAGCCATCTGGTTGCTGAGGAACGCTCCCATGTTCGTGCGGGATGCCTTCAGCACCTTGTCGCCAATGGCGACGGTGCCGTAGTAGTCACCCGCTTGGGTGGCGAACTTATCGCTCTTGGTGTTGGTCTGGTTCGTCTGCGCGGTCGCGAACGACCCGCCCAAACCCTGGGGATTCCCGTAGAGAATCGGGATCGGCATCGTGTCGCCGACCATGCCGGTGTCACCGCGCTTCTCGAGCTTGCCGAGTAGCACGCGGTCGCCGTACATCAGTTGTTCGACCTTAGCCTTGTCCGAGTAGCGCTCTTTCAGCAGCGCATCGAACTGCGTCATCGTTGAAGCGGTCATGTTGCTTGTCGACGCAACGCCCGCGGGTGATTAGGCCTTCTTGCTCTTACGGTCTGCCTCAGCCGCCACACTCATGCGCTCGATGGCTGATTGCATCCACTCGTTCGAGTCCACTTTGACCGGCCTACTTGCCGCTGCGTCGGTCGCCTTCCGTTGAGGGATGGAGGTGGAAACCTTCTGCGTCCTCACGGGCAACTCAGCGGCCCGGCCACTTTCAGCTTTCGCTGACTCCCGATTCGCTCCATCGACTGGAGCGCCCTCGGGGAAGGCCTTCTTGAGTCGAGAGTATAGCGTTTGCATCTCAGCCAGCAAGTCACTACCGCCGCGACTCGGCTTGCGTCGCACCGCTTCCGCGATGGCAAGCGCCTCGCCTGTCTTCTCGTAGTGGTCCTTCTGCACCTGGTAGATGGCGTGCACGAAGCGCGGGTCATCCGAGAAGGCTTTGATGAACGGGTCCGAGCTCGCTGAAGCCTCCTGCGTGAGGCTGGCCTTGTAGTCGGCGATTATCTTCTGCTGCCGAGCCTGTTGCTGCCGAGCCTGGCTCTCCTTGAGCTCGAGCTGCTCTCGCTCCTCGCGCTCTCGGTGCGCCTGCTCGAGGTCCCGCAAGCGCTTGAAGTTCGGGTCAGCGAACCGCTGGATTGCTTCGGTGTTGAGCTCATTCCAGCTCTTGCGGCCCAGCGCCTTGGCGAAGGCGTCAAAGTCGCCTTCCTCGATGGCCTTGTTCGCGGCGAGGACAGCCTGCGCTTGGGAGCGCGTGTACCCGAGTTCCTCCTGCAAGCGCGCCCGCACCTGGCTCTCCTGCTCGGCGAGGGCTTGCTTGGCTCGGCGGCGCTCCTCACGGAAGGCCACACGCTCGGCGACGGTCACCTTGTTGCCTTCGATCTCGAACCCGTGCTTCTTGGCCAGCTCCTCGAGCTGCTTGCGCTCGTCGGCAGTGAGGACCGGCTCTGCCTTGGGCGCGGGAGCGGCTGCGGCTGCGGCTGCGGCTGCCTTGCCTGCAGGCGCGGGGGTTGTCTGTGTGGTCGCGGCAGGCGAGGCCTCGGTCTCGGCAGCAGCCGGCTCGGCGCCGCCAACTCGCTCACCAGCGCGCGCCCATGCATCCATCAAGTCTTCGGCCATTACATCTGTCCTTGCGGCGGCGGTGCGCCGGGTTGCGGTTGCGGGGCCATGCCCTGCTGGAGCTGGGCCTGCGCGAGGGTTGCCTGCTGGATCAAGTGGTCGAGTTCCTGGATGTACCGGCGCAGCAGGCCGATGTTGAAAGCAGGCGCCTTGTCCCGCTTGGCGCGGAAGTAGGCGGCGCTAAAGCGCATGAGCGCTCGCGGCTTGTCGAGGATGGCGCCGTCGGGTGACTCGTACTCACCGGCGTCCCACCTGCCCTCTTCCGCATCGAGGTAGGTATCGATGAGCGCGTCGATGTACTCGTACTCGGAGCTCTCGGACTGCAGCTCCTGCTCGAGGTCGGGCCAGCCCAGCAGCTGCTTGTAGGTCTGCGGGGTGATGAGCTTCTGGCTGAACAACTCGCCGGCCATGCTCAGGCGGCCAGCGGGGTCGTTCGGCAGCGCCGAGGCTGGAGCCACCACGATGCTGAACGGGTTGTCCCCGATGTCGGCGTCCTTCCACTTCACCTCCTGCAGCGTGGCCTTGCCTGGCCAGCGCACGGCGAAGTTGGGGTCGTCCTCCGCGAGCTCCTTCAGCCGCCAGATGTACTGGTGGCCGAGGTCGACGAACACCTGCTCGTAGCGCTGGCCCTTGGGGAGCTGGCGTCCTGTCTTGACGTCGTTGAGCGTGCGCATCGCGACCGCGCTCTCGACGCCAGGCTCACGTCGCGCAGCCGCGCCCACCTGGCTGATGCCGATGGCGTCCCAGAACTGGCGAATCTTGCTCTGCGCGTACTGGAACTCGGCGTCCGCGAAGGGCGGGACGAGGGACTCTTGCGGCATCGGCTGCCCCGCTTGCACCGGGATGGCCGTCTCGGGACCGTTCTGCTCGAAGGCCTCCGGAGGCACCGCGCCGTCCGCGTAGTAGACGCGCTTGCCCGAGGCGATCTTGGCGCGCGCCAGTAGCCGCCGATCGAGCTCGCCCGCGTCCTCGGCAGCCTTCGCGCCGTCCTCGACCACGCCAGCGCCCCAGAAGCCACCGCGGTGCGGCTCCCAATGGAGGAAGGCGAACGGGAACGCCGGTGCGGTCCACTCACCCTCAGCCATGACCTGGCCTCCGATCGAGACCACGACTCGGCCAGGGTCGTCCTTGCTCAGAGGCAGGCGCCAGGCCGTAACCATCTTCACCTGGCGGATGGAGCGCGTGCGGCCCATGAGCGCACCTCGCTCGAAGCCGGAGAACTCCTCGGCGTTCTCGATGGCGCGCCGCTTGGCCTGCGCGGACTCGCCGCTGCCCTCGACGAACAGCGCGATGGCGCGGTCCACGTCGATGGGGCTCACGCGGAACAGGTTCTGCGGGTCGCGGCCCTCCGCGGGGTCCACGTACAGCTCGCACACCGGCACAAGCTCGTGAGCGATGCGCTTCTCGGCCAGGTCGGCGATCACGTAGATGGCGGCCGTGCCCTGGACCATGCACTCCACTGCGGAGTCACCCATGAGCGCCCAGCCGTCGACCCAGCGACCCTCGCGCTGAGAGAGGATGCCCTCACAAATCTTGTCGAGCTTCTGGGCCTTGCGACGGAGCTTCCACTCGGCCCCGCTCGTCTGGAACTGGGGCTTCGGCTTCTGCTTGGCGTAAATCTCCGCGTGCCCCGTCTGCACCGCGCTCCGGATGAGCCCCAGCGGGTCCGCGTCGATGGTGCGGTTCAGATAGTCGTGCGAGTAGTAGCCCGCGGCGCTGTAGTTGGAGAGCGCGGCCTTCTCGAACAGCTGGAGGTTGTGGAGATAGCGGCTGCGGCGCATGGTCTGCTGGCGCCACAGGTCATCCGCGATGTCCCGCACCTCGTTGGCGAGCGCGGTCCCTTCCAACCGGTACCAGCGCTCGAGAGTGGCCGCGCTCTTGCGTGCCATCAGTCCTCCGCCTTCGGCTTAGGAGGCTTGTTCGACGGGCGCTTCACCGGGCTTGGACTCGGTGCCTCTTCCGAGAGGTTGACATCCACGCCTGCTGGCACCGGAGTGAGCACGAGGTCGAACTCGGACCCCTTGGTGACCTCCGGCGCCTCGCCTGGCTTAACCGCGAGCACCAGGTGACCAGCGCTGAACGCTGCACCGTCTGCTGACACAGGCACACAGTGGAAGTCACGCGGACCAGCCACGTCGCCAACGACACGAGCCACTTTGAATCGAGCAAACATCGCACTCCCTTTCACTTCTTCAAGAAGTCCCGCAGGCTCCGCGCCTGCTTTCGCTTCACCAGTTGCCGGTCAATCTCGGCTTTCTTCCACTTCGCCTGCTGCGCCTGCACCCACTCGGCAGTGCCCTCCTTGGGAGGCTCTTCCTCGGGTCGGTACACGGGCCACAGCGCACGGGCTCCGTAGAGCATCGCGTCACCGCAGTGGTTCTGGAACCGCTCGTCCTCCTTGGCGCCGCCCTCGTCCCAGGCCAGCACCGCGCACTCCTCGACCAGCACGCGAGCGCGTGAGTAGTCGACCTTGAGCGCGCTGGAGAGAATCTCGCCGCGGGTCCACTCTTGCGCCGCGCGCTTCTGGCTCTTGTCGGCAGCCTCGCAGCCAACGCCCTGAGCGCGCATCTGGGCGCCGTAGCCCTTGCCGAGCGCGCCCTCGTCGACCACCACGCGGATGCCTGGGTAGCGAAGCTTGTAGCCCTCGACACGCGCCGCAACAGCCGTGGGGATGAGCCCGGTCTGTTTCTCGGCCTCCAGCACGTAGAGCTCGCCGAGCCCACGCCGGCAGGCCAGCACCACGAACGCGCACGGGTCCGGGTGAAAGCCGATGTCGACGCCCAGCGAGTAGGAGTACTCGCCCTCCGGCAGCACGCCGTCCCACTGGTTGAGCGCGCGGGAGAACGGGTACACGAGCGCGCCCGAGTCGTTCACCCACTCGCCGAGCCACTCTCGCCGGTAGGTCGGGTTGTCGAGCTCCCAGCGGTTGGCAAGGCGCTTGGCCTCGAGCCATGTCCCAGCGTGGGGGATGCTGGAGTTGTGGAGAACAGTCCAGTTGTAGGTAGGCCAGGGCGCGTACTCACCGCCGCCGGTCGTGACGCAGTGGAAGTAGCCAGCGCACACAGGGCCTGGAGTGCCGGTCAGCGCAATCTGCCCTTGCCGGTCGAGCAGGGTGGGGTCGAGCACGTCTTCCACCAGCTCGTCGAGGTAGCCGGCGAAGGCTTGGGCCTCGTCCACGGCGACGCGGTCGAAGGCCTGCCCGCGGTACTTCTCGATCTCGCTGCGGTCCGGGCAGCCGCTGATCCAGATGGTATGCTCGTTCGGGTGGACGACGTAGAGCTGGCCGTCCTCCGTCTTGAACTGCAGCTTCAGCTCATGGCGGCGGTTGAGCTGCTGCAGCGCCTTCCACATGATCTGACGCGCCGAGTTGCGAGTGAGCGCGATGAAGCAGGAGCTGCCGCCCGGTCGCTCCTCCGCGCCTTCGAGCAGCCAGCAGCCGATGCCGTGCGACTTGCCAGCGCGGCGGCTCGTGACTGCGGCTCGGCGCTGGTGACGCGCCCGGACGAACTCACGCTGCCCGCCGGGATGCAGCCCGCGCAGGTACGCTCGACCCGACGTCTGCGCGAGAGACGCGAAGGCCTCCAACGCAGACACGGTGTCGATGGCCGCGCTCATCGCTGGTGGGCCTGGTCGGATTCGAACCGACGACTGGGGGGTTTCGCTCTCTGACGAGAACTAGCTCCTTGCTCTACCAATTGAGCAACAGGCCCGCAGTTCATCGTACCAGGTCACCACGCAGCGCGCGACCGAGCCAGTAGCTCGACCAGACCAGCAGGGAAGTGCCGTAGAGGTGAACCTTCACTCGGCAGCCGCCTCTTCCTCGAGCACACCGAGCACCTCATCCTCGCGGATGATCCGGAACTCCCCGCGTTCGTCCCCGAGCTCCGCGAAGTCCATGGGCTTGTTGTGGCGCGGCACGTTGATGTCGAGCTCGTAGTTCTGGCCGGCGCGAGCGTGGACCAGGACCACGTTGCCGACCTTGAGCTCGGTTGGCACAAACGTGCTGGTAGCCACGGTGTGCTCGGTGTCCGCAAGTCGTCGCTTGCCGTTGCGGTAGTGGCCTGGGCCCACGGCCTTCACCTCAGCCTTGCGGGTGTCCACGGCTCGGCGCCCGTGGGCCTGCTGCGGAATGACCAGGCCGCCAGCCGTCGTGCTCGCCTCCGGAAGGAACCGGATGAGCACGTTGTCCGAAGTCATCCGGATCAAGGCGCCTCTACGATGCCGTAGCCAGCCCCGGTGAAGAGCAGCGAGCGTCGCTCCTCTGAGGACTCGGGTTGCCCCGCCGGGCGGATGCGCACCAGCACGCCCTCGGGGTAGGCGACGACGTCGGTAATCTCGCCGTCGAGCTGCCCACCGCCGATGACGGAGCCCACCGCGAACGAGGTGGCCTGCGCGGCCTCCCACACCGGGTTAGGCACGGTGAACTTCCACAGCCGAATCCCGTCGTCCTTCGGTGGGAGTGGAAGTCTGCCGTCTGTCTCGTGCCCCGCCGTCAGCGTCTTCGCCTTGCTCATGGTGAGAGCGAAGGTCTCACGACACTAAGAACCTCGTTAGAGCTGCTCGGTCGTTTTATCCACGCTTCCAACCGGTCTCACTCAGCACCTGCTCGAGCTCCGGAGTTGGCGACTTGAGCCACGCCTTGATGCGAGCCCACAGCTCTTCCTTCGGCGGCGTCACGTCCATGGTCTTGGTGGGCGCGTCGATGCCGAGCAGCTTCCGCTTCGACTCGAGCACGCGCACCGCGGTCTGGATGGCGAACGAGTCTCCCTTCGCGACCTTCTCTTGCGTCGCCGCGTAGAGCTCCTCCGTTCGTGCGACCTCCAGCTCACGCAGCTCCGTCGCCGGCTCGGTCAGCGTCTCTCGCAGTCTGCGAGTGACTGCCTCATGCACAGCCGCTGGAGTGACGCCCTCCTCAGCAGCGATGGCGCGGTAGGACTTGCCTGCGATGCGTGACTGCATCCAGCGCGCGTGTCGCTCGGCAGCATCGAGAGCAGCAGGTGAAGTAGCACTGCGTCCGGGACCTTTGTGTTTAGTCGGCCCCCCTGGCCCAAGCTTTGCACCCTTGACAGAAGTGGCCGACCTCCCTCTTAACGATCTCCCAGGTCGGAATCCTTTCTGGTCGGTCATCTCGGTTCTCCTTCCGTACTCGGGCGCTGAAGTTCCACGACTAAGTCGGTGAGCCTCTGAACTTCGCGGTCGAGTTCATCCAGGCGCTTGGCTGCCTCGTCGAAGCCGTCGCCAGCCTGAGGGTTCTTGTCGTGCCGCATGTGCCTCGCCCACCAGCGCATGCGCTCCGCGAGGATGTGGCTTCCGGGCTTGAACGCGCTCACGGGCAAGCCTCCTTGCACGGCAGCTCGCGGCTGGTAACGGTGCCTCGTCCAAGCCACCACAGGTCAGCTGACAGTGTGCCAGTAACAGAGTGGCAGTCGGGAGGGATATCGCCACACGCTTGGTAGACGACCTCGACGCAGAGGTCTGGAGTGGGGATGTAGGTTCCGCCGACGATTGCGAGACCGCGCTGCTCGCAGGAAGCGGGGTCGCTGAGCGCTTCGAGCTTGCCGCCGCACCCGAACAGCACGAGGGCGACAGCTGCCGCGACGCACCAGAGGGCTATGGCCGCGCCGTTGATGGCGGTGCGGGCGATGTGGCGCGGAGTCATTAGGCAGCCTCCCAGTCAATAGCCTTCAGGTCGGCTAAGTGAATCACCTTGGCGTGGCGGTCCCCGGATGCCTCAAGCACGAGGACTTCGTT